ATATTAGCCGGCATTAGGAGGATTATCAGTAAATTAAATCATTAAAAATTAGGAGAGTGAAACCATGAATAAATTAGAAAAACCCCTTCGCCAATTCACCGGCACGGAAAAATATTATAGTAATTCCGTGTATCCTTTTCGATATACGGATGGAATAAAGTATCTGGCCGATCATGCTGGGGCTTATTGGCTTCTTGATGCGATCGCTTCATGGCAGGGAAATCCTATTATTAAAAGTAATTGGGATGATTTAGGCCAGATTCAATTTTGGAAGTTAAAGGTTTCTCCCGATAATTCAGCAGTTCTTATCTGCGAGCGGGATCTAGATGAACCCGTAGTAATTACGCAAAGGATAACTTTTACCGACTTTCCCCTTTTGGAAGTCACACTTTATTTGTGCGATATGAAGTCGCAGGGTGTCTTGTTGCTTCCTAGTGAATATTAATTAAGACTTGCCAGTTATCAGATCGTTGAACTAAATTATTTAGGAGTAAAAATGCCAGAATTCACAGGATCGATGAAAATTACTATCGAGGTAACTATCAAGGCCAAAAATCGCAAGCAGGCCGAGGCCTTTTTCGATGATATTTATCTCGATGCTTCAATTCAAACTGAAAATCCGGAGATAAAAATATTAAGCGATAATACAGATCTAATCCTCGAAAATTATTGGGAGATAGAAGATTAGGTTAAATTGGTTATCAGTTATCAGTTATCATTTTGATTATATTGGAGAAGCAACAAAATGAACGAACAAACCAAAGCATACATCAAAGAATGTACCTTGAACATCCAAAAATATTGGAATTTGCATCCAGAAGATCAAATATGGATTTTCCCTTTGCTGCACAAGAGTATCAGATCAGCGATTGCCGTACTGGAAGCCATTAGCGATCAGCCGCGAAATTACGCGGAAATCGCGGCAATCACCGGATTAAGCGAAAATACTGTTAAACAAATTACCTACGCCCTAGCAGATGTAGGTATTCAAGTGTTTAGCGAAGGCCGCGCTTATTACCCATTAGGCCGCCCGCGAAACTTCAAAAAATTGAAAAATTCAAATCAGTAGGCTGCTGCATGGGTTACAATGTAATTTAATGCCTATTAGGAATTGAAACTTTAAAGACCCAGAAGTTTGAAATAATCTCCCCCGTTACAATGTAATTTAATGCCTATTAGGAATTGAAACCTCTATGGCTATCTGATGCTTCTCCTAAAGATAAGTTACAATGTAATTTAATGCCTATTAGGAATTGAAACAAAGCGGGTTAAATGTAAGCGTTTTTCCCATTCTGGTTACAATGTAATTTAATGCCTATTAGGAATTGAAACAGTATATTTGCTCAAGCCGGTAGCAGCCATTCTGGTTACAATGTAATTTAATGCCTATTAGGAATTGAAACTGTGAGAATTAGTAGGAGATGAAAATCTTATATCGTTACAATGTAATTTAATGCCTATTAGGAATTGAAACTTTTAATATACTTTACCTATCAGGTAAAAGTCAAGGTTACAATGTAATTTAATGCCTATTAGGAATTGAAACTGTTCTTCTAGCCGATAACCTTTATAATCCCGAGTTACAATGTAATTTAATGCCTATTAGGAATTGAAACCATCCATATTACCGCGGCGGCTAAGATGCTCGGTCATAGGTTACAATGTAATTTAATGCCTATTAGGAATTGAAACAAGCCTGCTGATCTAATCGGTGAGGATCACCTGTTGTTACAATGTAATTTAATGCCTATTAGGAATTGAAACGTGCAGACTTATGACACCACTTATCGGTTGCCGAATCGAAAAGTTACAATGTAATTTAATGCCTATTAGGAATTGAAACTGCAAAGATTGAGTCTTTCCTAGTTGCCCATGGCTGGCCAGGTTACAATGTAATTTAATGCCTATTAGGAATTGAAACTCCCCTCAGATTCCCCTCTATCAGGTTTTAATCCTGTTACAATGTAATTTAATGATTGGGAGATAGAAGATTAGGTTAAATTGGTTATTAGTTATCAGTTATCAGTTTTGTGTTATAATCAATCTTAATTTCTATTAAAATCAAGCTATGACGACATTAAGAAGTGAAAAAGGCGGACGTGGCAATATTGCTCCTTACGAAACCACACACGCCCGGATACCGGTTGCTATTCGTGAGCGTGTTTCCTATATTTCTACTCTTTACAAAGAAGCTTGCGAAAATGAAACACAAGCAGAATTTATGATTTCTTTAGATAAAATTCTTGAGACATTAGGTCACAAATCAATCAAAGCTACTCAATACAATAATTTTAAGTTTATCATTTCCGATGATGAAAAAAAGGAAATAGCCAGTTATATTCAGCAGATGCTTGATGTTTATGTTTATTGCTTAAAAGTGGTAGATAACAAAATCACAAATATTAATCCCAGCTATCGTCAAGAAATAGCTACCGCGATCTTTGCATCAACTATGGACAAATTTAATTTAAGATAAAATAATGAATTTTTACGATTTAAACTTAATTTAATTTCAATTCTGGACTTTCTCCATTATCAATACAATCCTGACTAATGTATGTTTTCTTCATGACTAGGTAATTCAAATTAACTTACCTATTATATCATTTTCTGATTAATTTAAAATTGTCAAAAAGAAAATAGAAAAAGCTAAAAAAAACAAGAAAATAGATAATCATGATCGGTGTTAGGCGATGATACATCGCCATAATATCTATATTTATAAAATATTTAGAATAAAAATTAATCAAAATGATTGTATTGTAATAGATAAAAAGTATTAAAGTGGTCAATAAAGCACTTTTCACGCTTTGCCAATCAAGATTTATTTTGATTTTTCTTTCTCCTAGCCAAAGGTGAAAATAACATAATATAGTAAAATTTACAAATAGAGTCGCGACTAAAGAGGAAAAATAATATAAAATCCATTCTTCAGATGGATCGAATACTATCATTAAAGCTTGGCTTATGTAGTGAGCCAAGAAAGACATTAAATTAAGAATAATTGATAATAAAACAGAAGTGACCCAATATTTGGCTTTTAGCATGGTGGTAAAGGACGATCAGGATTGGTGATTAATTGCTGATAAATGCGATTGAAAGAATCTCTATCTATCCAATGGCGATAAATTTCCGTGTGAATTTTCGTGCTATGGCCGAGCATTTTAGAGGCCATAGTAACATCCATCCCAAAATCAAAAGATCGCCGCGCCCAAGAGTGCCGGAGATCGTAAGGAGTGAAAGATATTTTTAGTTTTTTAAAGCCCTTGCTGATCAGATTGCCATAAGCACTATTAGTATTCCCAGAGCAATCTGGCCGAGAAATATTGATCAATCCCCACTGATCAGCCCATTCAGGATAGAGCGGCCAGGCATAGCGCTCATTTGTTTTTCCCCGATTTATATAAGCAGCAGGGTAATTTTCAAAATCCAAAAAATAAGCCTCATGATTTCGCAATCCATAGGCAGCTATCACCCCATAAATCCATCTCCAAGCTTGATCGGAGATGGATTGATAGCTTTGAGTAATCAATTCATCAGAAGGCAAGGATCGCGGTGATACAGCCTTAAAAGCATAATCTCCGACTAATTCCCGCAAACTATGCTCTAGCCCTGCAAGATCGGCAATTTTGGCATAAGCCAAAGCATATCGCCGGCGTGATCGAGTGTTCGCATCCGTCCATTCAAGCAAAGCATTTTTTAATCGTTCTTCGCTTAAAAAAATATTTTCTGGAAGTAAAGAGAATGGTTTCAAATATTCATGTTTCCAAGTCTCTAAAGTCGTTGAATTTCGCGGCCTTTCTGAAAAATATTTATCCTCTAGAGCCTTGATCCAATAAGAGATCGTTTCTGGGGGTTGACTTGGCTCCTCAATATATCGCGCCCAATCAAATCGGTTTTGAGCTAATAATCCCCCAACTATTTGCGCTTCACTCTCAGCATATTTTATCCCTTCGACATTAGGATAAATTCCTAAAGCAATTCTTCGCTGGCGTGGTTCGCCCGCCTCTCCCGGTTTAGGAGGGAGGGTGGCTCGAAGGGAAAGCCGATTGTTTCGTAGTTCGATCGCTACTCCAATTTTTGCGGCCTTAAGCCGTTCATTTGCTTTGGTGATTGTCATGGCTTAAAAAGCGGTAATTGCCCTTTGCTTATATTTCCTCGCCCGCCAGCGTGCTTTCTCAGGTGACACGCGCTACATAATGCGATTAAGTTGCTGGGGTGATTATTAGAAGGATCACAATCTTGATGATGCACCGTCAGCGTTCGTTTGGCTTTAGATGATCGATCAAGTGGTTCATCTGTACGCTTGCAATCAAGTCCACATTCTTGGCATTTCCAATTTGATGCCTCTTTAATTTTCAAAGCGATCGCGTTCCAGTTTTTTGGGTAGCGACTTCGATCCATTGGCATAAACACCTTCTGGGGTTTATTAGTCCCCTGATTCATTTTAAAGATTACTTGCATTGCAAGCGATTTAATCACTTCTTTAAATTATAGGACTAAATTGGGACTAAAATCAATTATTTTGTATATATACTATATCTATCTATATATTATAAATATACTATATACATACAGTATATTTATATAGTATATAGTATATAGTATATAGTATATAGATATAAAGAAAACAGCCTCCGATCACGGAAGCTGCCCAGAAAAAACTAATTTAAGAAATTGATCTAAGAGTAGCCTCAGATTGATTAAGAATTAATTGGCAGTTTCGATGGACCAACGTAGCATTAGGGGGAAAAGTGAGGTTTGATTCATCTAATAAAATTGATTCGTAGGGAATTGACGAATTAATTTTTTTTACCGAAAAATAATCATCATTGTAAAAAATCCCCCATCTTCTTAATCCTTTAGGGCGTGCCTGATAATGGCAAATTGCGAAATTTTTAACCAAATTTGCCGCTTTGATTATTGGATTAAAATCTAAAGTAATTAAACTATCTGGAAGTATTTCGCCTGAATTGTCGATCCAGAATAGCAAAAAAATACCCGAAGATGCTTTTCTAGTCACTTGTTTCTGTTTCATCATTTTTTTTTTTAAAATATTGGGGATACTCAAGGGTGATTATGTGCTTCAAATAATCTAATCTTCTATTTAAAATAGCTATTAGCTGTTTTAAATCACGAAAATAATTATCGTATTGTTTGGAGTGTTCCTTAATTTCATCAACGCCGCTTTTTAATTCAAAAATGAATCTATTAATTTTGTAACTAACATTGACCAACCAATAGATAAAAGCGCTCAAAGCTAAGACTAGGCTTAGAATGAAAGCTCCTAATGCGATTAAATCTTTTTCTGGCATTTTGATTAAATTCTTTGCCCTAATATTCTTGCTTCGAGAAATACTTGTTTCGCCCAAAGTTGAATGTAATTAATATTAAAAGTAGTCTTGACTTCCACCCTCCATTTAGGATTAATTACCATAAAAGGGAATTCTGCTGATGCCACCGCTCCAGATGAAGGATCAGTATCCGTAAATGGGATCTCAAATTGAGAGGTGATGATATCTTCCGTATTTATGATCGAAATAGTAATTTTTCCCGATGATACTGTATTATCAGAAGATCCAATTAGCAATGAAATTAATTGCAAGCTTGCTAAAATATCAAAACTGATTGATTGGTTTGGGGCTAAAGCACCCTTAAAGAAAAGAGAATAATAGCTTTCCATCGGTGCTGAATGCCGATGAATCCCGTCCTTTTGAAAACTTTGGAGTGATACAGTTCCGGCTTGAATTGTCGATTTTTCCATTATCATAATCCTCCCGTTAATAGCGGGGTAAGTACAGAAGTTCCAGTTAACAAAGGAGCCTCAATCGCGAGAGAAGCCCCCAAAGTTAATGGTGCGAGAGAAGCTCCTAGTAAAGCGATAGCTGCATTTTGATTAATCTCATTGATTATCTGTGCTGTATCCGATATTGCTTCTCTCAATTGAAATTCTTTAATAGTATTATAAATTTTTTCTTGCGTGATTTCGCTTGTAATTACATAAATTCTAAGATTAAAAGGTAAAGCACTGTGAAGGTAGCAAAAACAGTCAATCTCTGCCTCGGAAATTTCGCGAGGAATATAGGCAATTAAAGAAGTATCTCCCAATAAATTAAATTTGCCATCTAAAAAAGTCACTGGTAAGACTTTTTCCTGATTCAATGATCCTATTAGAGGGAATGATCCAACTATGGACAATCCAAATTCTATAGATTCATCGCTTGGCAATCCCGGCGAATCAAAAATCAAAGATTGACCTCTTTTAAAAGGATTGGACTTAACGACTTGATTGCTGGGTACATTTCCATCAAAAATTACTATAGTTTCCACGGCTCTCCTTTGACATATTTTGATGCACAAATAGGAAAATTAGCTTTGATTATTTCTAGAGCGATATTTAAGCATTGTTCATTGGTGTACAAAGGCTTTTCTTCTTTAATTGAATTAATTAAAAAATCAATTAAATCGCTGGTAATCTCTTTCATGGCTTTCTCCTGTGTACTTTAAAGTTTTAATTTCTGATAAATTGTACAATTCATTAATTAATCCTTTGTGATTAGAATGCAATGGTCTGTATGGATTAAAAATAGTTCTATTTACTATTTTATTTGGTGGAATTTCAAAACACGCCAATAACTGACGCGGATCGAAACCTCTAGCAGCCAAAGCATTAGGATTATCCTGAGTAAATCTAGCTTCGTAAAGCGAAACTACAGGAGTGGTAATAGAATCGGCACTTTGAATGATCAAATCGACTCGAATTAATGTCTGTTTGGCAGATAAATCCATATCGTAAAGTAAAGCGACTCGCTTTACTTTACGGTAACTAGCTGGTGGTTTCTTCGGCATTTATATTCATAGATACTTCGCGGCTCTCTTGATTTAATTCAAAATCTTTAATAATTGCCCCCGAAGGTAAAGAATCGAGAATTTCTTCAGAAGAAAGATTCATCAAAGCCTCTTTAACATCATCTGATTTGCGAGTATCAACGATAATTAGCGAAAATTTAATTGTTCCTTCAATTAAATCAACTTTCATTCTGTAAATCTCCTAAGATAAAAATCATTAGAAATCAACTCACCCTCTAGCCCTACCGAAATGATTAAAATATTAGCAAAAGTATCCGTGAAAAATTGCTCATAATTGTTACTCCCAGGGCTAAAAGGTAAATCAACGCGAAGGTAATCAATAGAATTATAAAATAATTTGGCATACCTTTGCCTACCTAAAGGAAAATCACATAAATTAAATCGTAGAGGGACGATTTCAGTGTGAGATTTATAAATTTCAGGTAGATAATTAGCATCAAAAGCTTCGCTGGTATTAGATTTATTGCCATCGACGACGCTAAAAACCTCTAATTTAATAGAAGCGAAGGTAATGCCTAAATCACTTTGGTAATTACCTTTATAGATTGCCATTAACTACCAGCACTAATTAAAAAGCAGGTGAACATTTTTGACTGATTCGCCCTCATATCCTACGCAATAAGCGCAGGGAGCAATACCGGTAATTTTCCCTTTGATTTCGCTACCGCCTTTAACTGAAATGATTGCTTGACGGGCGACTCTTCGCTCCGTACCTGCTGGATCGCCGGATTTTGTGGAAAGGGCTTGAATTTTGAATTTACGAGGAGTAATCCCTAAAGATCGCCCCGAACAAATTCCACCGCCTATTACTTCTGGGCTGGTCAGCCCACTTTTTTGGCAAGCGTTTAAGGCGCTTGGATTGGTTTCTATGGTGGTCGTCAACCTGATTGTTCCTGAAGCTTGAATATCTGGAGTGTAATCAAAGGAAACGGATTGCTGCACTTTCGCATCTGGGATATCGGTCCATGGACTCGATCTAAAATTAGATCCTGAGAAAAAAGTAGAAGGAACTAAACTCCAATACTCACCTTCCAAATCAATGCAGGCTGCATCATTTTCTTTCAATAAAATCACCGCTTCTTCAATATCAGCAGTATTGCGAGTAGCCAAAGGGAATTTATGAGTGGTCCCATCTTGAAAAATAGCTACTAAGCTCCGGGGACTGAATAATTTCACTGCGCCACAATTTACCTCTGCGGTTCTTGTGGCATACAATTCCTGTATTACCTCAGCAGGTACATTCGCGCCGAATTTGACATTTACATTTGGATAGGTATTTCCGAAATCATCGGTGTAAGTACTTATCATTCTCTGAAAATTGACTGAAGCCATTAAAATACCTCAACTAATAAAATTTAAATCAAGATGATCTGATTGAGTAATGATTTGCTGAAAAGTGATAGAATAAGTGATTTTAATTTCCACTTTTCTATTTCCGAAATCATCTATTGTGGCATTGCTGGCAGATTTTTTAATTACCGCCGAAGGGATAGAAGCGGATCGGATAGGAATATCTTCGCCATAGATTAAATATCGGAAAAAAGCACTAAAAAAGGATCGATTATCTTCGCTAATTTGATAGCCTTCTGGATAAATATCTTCAAAAGGAATAATCAAATTATTATTATTTTTTGATGCTTTCCCAAATATTTCTTCTAATCTTATTCCTCCTATTCCAGTAGAGGGAAGGGGGATATCCGAAAGGGTATTTTTCAGCAAATCCCCCTGTAAAATGTGGGTCAACGCATAAGTAGTATTGATAACATTAGGGTAAGGGGTAGATTGAGAAGGCTTCGCAGGCTTTTCTAATCCCAGAATTTGTGGGACAAAAGGAGTAGCGCAAATCATTTTCAAAACCGCTAAAATAGCCTTTTGACGATTTCTGGGGCTATCTTCCCAATTTGGTTCGTTAAATCCATACTCTTTTAAAGAGGTTAAAGGGATTAATACAGAATTGGGATTGTAGGATTGATTGGAATTACCCTGCAAAAAGATCATGGTTGCTTGCCTCTCGATACTTTTAGCTTAGTAGCTTTTTTACGAGAGGGCAAACACTAGGCAACGGTAAGGACTATAGTTGTTACTACACGCAACCGAATTGCAAGTGATAATTTATCTGGTCTGGACAAAGTTCACAGACATATAGCCTACTTTTACAGGAAGTCACTGCAATCCACTTCCTTCGAGCGAAATAAGTGACCTGCTTGTAAGTCACAAATCGAGAGGCTTGATACACCTTAATAGGTGTCCACACAGTCACGCCGTGGGGATTGCTGATGTCTCGTTGATGCGTTCGATGGGCAAAAATGGATTTTCTTTTTGTCCCGAAAGGATGGGCATATTTCCCGCCGTTATTATGGTATCCGTTCTTATTTCGTGTAGTTTTAGCCATTTTTAGGTCTATGCCATGAATGCACTTTTGTAAAGCTGCCTTCATTATAAAATCCGTAACAGACTTTTCTAAGAATTAACTTTTTACCTACGTTGACAATTGGCACAACGGCGTTAGTGACAACAGGAAAGCGGGGATTTCCTTCATTTCTAGGTGTATCTTTGGTCAGGGTTCGCATTTGATTAAAAAATCTATTAGCTTCGTCAATATTAAAAAACCAACCTTTAATTAAAGGCTCTCCATTATTTTCCTCTGAGTGATAAGTACCATATTGTTTGCCGATGATTTTATAAATTGGCTCAAAGTATTGATTCCAATGATTACCGGCAACTCGTAAGGCATCTATAGGATTTCGCAATTGGGTATGATTCTGGTAAGCGGAAATTTTAGGATTCTCTTCTAATACCCAAGAGAATAACAAATAATGCCCTCTAGTGGTGAGGGGAAGGGAAGGATCAGGAAGTAATACCATGCAATCCTGATCATCATCGGGGCAAATTTTTCGCTGTAATAATGCCACCTGATCATTAATCAACTGTAAAGCTTCCATCGGATCATCAAGACTAATTTCTCTTTCTCGATATCCTCTCTCTTTTTCTTCTGGCGTGGCATCGGGGGGACAATCCGGCCCATTTGGATCGGTGCAATCAATGCAGATAATATCGATAAAATCAAATTCTGGAGGGGGTTCGGGTTCCTCTTCTAATATATCCTTAATATCCTCGCAACATTGCTTGATATTTTTAACATTAAGGTCAATGGTTGTTACCAAACCCAATACTAAATTTACATTAGTTGATATAGTTGTGGACGCATTTAAAACTAAATTTAAATTAGTTTGAATATTTGCGACTAAATTATTAAGATTAGAAATACTTAAACCAATGCTATTAATTGTAGATTGAAGATTTGACATAGAAAAAACAAGAGAATTAATAGTAGTGCTAATTTGAGAGACACTATTAATCAAATTTATTACTTTTTGAGAAACAAGTGATAAATCAGTTTTTACCGATAAAATATTCTGATTAGCAGTAATAACCGTGGATTTTATATCAACAACCGTGGATTTTACATCAATAATATTATTATTTACTAGATCAACTTTAGGACTAATTTGATTACTAATATTATTATTTACTAAATTAAGAGTAGGTATAATTTGATAATTGAGATTATTATTTACTAAATTAAGAGTAGGTATAATTTGATTAGTTAGGTTGAGATTGGCACTAATATTATTATTTACTAAATTAAGAGTAGGTATAATTTGATAATTGAGATTATTATTTATTAAATTAAGGGTATTTGAAATTGGGGCAGTATCGCAATTAAAATCGAGCCTTAAAATTTCATTTAAGATTTCCTGAGATTTACCAATACTTTGAGTATGATTATTACTAGCTTGCAAGCTAATCGCGCGGCTTGTATTTTGAATTTCATTAATTATTCTTTGTATATCGCAAAGCATATTCACATTAGCAATAATTGAGCATTTATCAACTCGCATCCTTGCTGTTAGAATGCAAGTTTGTGGATTAAAGATCAAGGATAAACTGCAAGTAATCGGATTTTGAGGATCTCCTTTTTCTCCTTTTTCCCCGCGAAGGCCGTCGCGTCCGTCTTTTCCCGGTTTCCCGTCGCGTCCGTCTTTTCCCGGTTTCCCGTCGCGTCCGTCTTTTCCCGGTTTCCCGTCGCGTCCGTCTTTTCCCGGCTTCCCGTCTTTCCCGGGTTTTCCGTCGTTTCCCGGCTTCCCGTCTTTCCCGGGTTTTCCGTCGTTTCCCGGCTTCCCGTCTTTCCCCGGTTTCCCGTCTTTTCCGGGTTTTCCGTCTTTCCCGTCTTTTCCCGGTTTCCCGTCGCGTCCGTCGTTTCCGGGCCTCCCGTCGTTTCCGGGCCTCCCGTCCCGTCCCGGCTGACCGGGATCGCCTTTTGGCCCTTTAAAAACACAATTAACCATAATTCAATAAATATAAAATATAAATTTGAAGTAAAGTATATGCGATTAATTCTTCTATAGATTGCTCTTCAAAGCAAATTAGATAATTAATCATGAATAAAGGAACGAAGTTAGCCACAAATGCAATCATAATTATTACATCCCGGTTTAAACTTGATTGATTTTATGATACAGCCAAAAGCATCAACGCAAGCTATATCCCCTCCTAATAATACTTTAATTGCCGTTCCAATGGGGCATTGTCGACATTCTTCCTTGCATTTTTTATTATCTAGCCGAATTCGAGGCGGGGGACAATTAGGATTATCCGTACATTCTTTGTAAATCATCAAAGGAAAATAATTGATCGGCCACGAATCTTTCCAAACAGTAACACAATTCCCTTGATATTCAATTCGCAAAGGCGGATCTAGGAAAGATTGAATGACTTTTGCGACGAGCCTCTCATTCTCCGGCTTAAAGTAGCATCTTTCCGGGACTATTATTACTTCGGGGCATTCATCGCGGGTAATTGATAAAATTACATTATTAAAAATATCAAAAACGGTGAACTGACATTTATATTTAGGCGGATCATCGGGGCGATCCACATCAGTAAATTTAATTGTAAAATTTCTATTGGCGAATCGCCAGCTTATTATCCCGCTTTGTGTACCAGTAAAATCCTGTATGTATGTAGTAATAATTTTATTCTTAAAATCTTTGTAAATTATTTTTATCCATACTTCAGGAGGTACTCCATACAGCCCATTTTGACAGCCAGAAGGAGGCTGTTGGAATTCTACCGATACGATTGATCCTGTAATGAATTTTTGGTATGCATTTTTATAGGCAAGCTTCTTAAGGCTAGAGCTACCCTGACAATCCCAAGCTGCAAAAGTATGTAGAGATAGATTTACATTTAAATCACCCTTCTTCACTAACCATGTAGCCGGATAGTCCCCTCCTGAGATAGGAAGGAGATCGATCAAATAGGATTCCCCCGCTACTTCTTGCCAACTTTCTCCCGGATACTTATATCTAATTTTTTTCGGCTCCCAAATAGGAGTATTGGCAAAAACGCAAACCTCCCCTTTTAGGTCTAATCCTGTAGGCGGCAGCAGATCTGGAGGCTGATAGATGGGCGCGGGTTGAGTCCCGGGCGGCCGATTTGTCACGGGCGGCCGATAGGGAGAAGTTACCGGCCCCCGCAGGGGGGGGAGTCGGAGAGGGGGAATGTAGGGGGCTAGTGGGGGAGCGACAAAAGCAAGCATTAGAGATTAATTGCGGGAGGCCGCGCGGGAGAAGGATCGGGGGCGTAAATGGTTCCGGTTATTTGATATCCGATTAGATCGGTCCCGGACTCAAAATTGGATTCAATTCCTTTGCCATTGAATTGAAATATAAATCTCCGTCCGGCGGTTATTTTGGAATTCGTCTGGGGATTTGTATCAGCCAGAGATCGATCCACGAGATGAAAAAGGATCGCCGCGAGCCAATCCTCTAAATTATCGGGAATTGCGGACTGCGAATCTATCGCTTGATCGATATCTTCCCAATCGATTACCAAATATCGCTTAGAAGGGGAAAGGGTAATCGCGCTCCCTAATCCCGCTTGAGTATTAGCACCTAAAAATGTAATTGGAACTCCCATTTATACCTCAAATAATTGATTAATTTTTTCTAGATCGAATCGGTAAGTCGGTCGATTTTTGTCGAAAGAAATATTTCGATAATGCACACCAAGCTCAAATACTCCGGATCGAATCCATTCTAGCACTTTGTATTTCGATACGCCTAGATTTTCAGCAGTTTCTTTTGTTGATTTCCAGTGAGTAGTTATTTTTTCCATTTGATTTTTCCTCTATTTTAATCAATAAATCTGCAGCATCAATCAAATCAGATCGGGATAATCCCTCTAAATTCCCCCCCCCATATCTAGTAATCAAAAATTGTTCTCGCTTGCCCTTATCCCATTCCAATCGATCAAAGATCGATCCAATCTCGCGAATGAGGCCAGCCTCGTAGGATTCCTCGGCTTCCTCTACAGGATCAGGAATTTTACCGTTGTTTCGAGATTGAAAAAAGTTTGCTTTTTTGCCGTTGTCAAGCGTTGTCACCGTTGTAACGCTGTCTGGGACTGGGTTCTGGGCTACAACGCTACCGTTGTCGCTACCGTTGTCACCGTTGTCACCGTTGTCAGGGTCATCTATTGCTTGAGAGGGGAATTTTTCGGGGGATTGCCATACCCGGCGAGCCTTCCCATCATATTCTGATTCCCGCCGGCTCCCCAATGGTGTGCATCCCAGAGAAATCAAGCAATCCCGCACCCGATTGCGGCTCTTAGTATCTATCTTATCAAGAGTAAAGCCCAAGCACTCAAGCAATATTCGCTCGATTGAAAATCGCTGAATTTCTCGATCCATAAGCCAATTTTCAATGGTAGATAGCCAAATATCACTATCGCGAAACTGCTCATTTACTTTTTTGTGAATTTCGTACTCCTCACGGCTTAAATAGCGGCTCTCTCCGGCCCGATAAGCGGCCACAACTGCGGCCCATATCTGATCCCTTTCAGCCCGAAGCTGCTCCGTCGGCACGAGCCATCCTTTAGCGAGAGGGATTACCCAAAATCTCCGATCTCCGGTGGCATCTTTCAGGAAAGCGGAGGGATTGATCGAGCCGGCCATCACCGACATCCGGGGATGTTCAATGGATTCTCGGCCGTACTGCCTTACAAAGTTGTCACTTTGTCTCGTCAGGAAAGCTTTGATGGCATTGAAGTCTTGCTTTCCAGTGATCTTATCGAATTCCGGCCATTCTTGGATCCAGCCCTGATGAAGCGTCATTAAGGACTTTGCCGATTCTAAATTCGAGCCGAATGAATCGTCAAACCATTTCCCCCCCAAAACTTTAAAAAATTGAGATTTCCCAGCCCACTGCTCACCTTGCAAGATCAGAGCATTATCGAACTGGCAGCCCGGCTCGAAAACTCGCGCCACGGCTCCGATCAGCCATTTTTTTACCAATAAATCATAGAAAGGATCAGTAGTGCCAAAGTATCGCCGCGAGAGATCATCTATACTTATCGGGGAAAGATTGCTTAATCCCTCTAAATATCGCCGTACTGGATGGTAAGTATTCTGTTTGGCTTTGTAGAGAAAGCCATTGATGATCATTTTTTCGCTTGCGATCACATTGTATTCATGAAGTAATCGAAATTGCAGCTCACCGGATAGCTCTATAGGCTTCCCTTCCCATTCAATTCTTTCGGTCAGCAGATTATATTCTAGATTTTTGATCTGAGTATCGAGAAATTTAGCAAATTGATCTAATTTTTGGCAATGGTAAGGCTGCCCATGATTTTCTAAATATTCAGAAACTTCTAGCCTGTTTTGGATTAGTTCGGAAAATTCCCCCGATCCGTTCAGGGCGATAAAATCATCGATGCCTTTACCACGCTCGAATTCCCAATTGAGGATGGAAACCGTCGCCCCATAGTCTTGAAGCTGCTCGGCCAGCTTTTTCAAGGCCGCAGTAACATTATTCCGGACGTGCCAACGCTTATCCTGATCGAAAGCAATTACAAACTCCCGGCCCGGACGAATTAGCTTGTAGATTTCTGGCTTAAGCAATCCATCATCGGAAAAATTGTAAATTCCCGATAGGGCAATCGCTACGCGCCCCTGACTAAGAATAGCCCCGGCTTTTTTAGCCCCCTCAGTAATGATTATTGGGATGGGATTCTCCAGTACCCAATCCCAAAATTTCTGATTTTCCGGGCATTCGGGAAATTTTTCTAAGGCTTTTCCTTCCACTTTCAAAGCAAAAATCCCGGCGCGGCAATTGGGGGGAGCCTCGTATTTTAAAGCCTTGCCTTGATTGAGCTTCGGGCGATCCGGCTTGAAGCATCCCCATTGGGAATCCTCAAGGGTGATTAGATCAATCCCACCACACCACCACCCCCCGTGATCGAGGTGATCATATCTCTTAAGCCATTTTTCCCGGAGCCGGCCCGAATTAGTTCGCTCGGATTTATCAAGCCCATAAAGCAGGCGCTCGTAGGCATTATCGCCACTGCATGAGATCACATTAGATGCAATTATTTCGGGTGATACGCCCGAATTAAGCCATTCGTTCAAATGCCGATCATCAGGAAGTTTTTCGAGAAGAGATTGCGATTTTTGATTCTTCATGGTATTATATAAAGGTGAATGAAATGGATGAAACCCCTCGCCACCGAACCTGCGAGGGGTTTCTGCTGCTCTAGTGTTTGTGGGGATGATTTAGCCAAGTGCGGCCATACCGCGCTACATATTCTTGATGTTGTTGTTTGACGCGCTGTAAATTTTCTAAAGAGCGACGACGCTCCTGCATTGCGGCAAGACCGCGCCGAAAATTGTACTCTTTTTCTTCTTTTTCGATTTGTTTGTCGATTTTCGATTTAGACATTTTTACCTCTAAAAAGGGATTGCATTCAGTTCTTCATCGGATAATTCTATTGGATTAAAATCACTTAGAGAAAAAGAAGGAGGGGGAAGCCGCATTCTAGCTCTAGCACGTTCCATTTGATACTCAAATTCGTACAAATGGCTATCAAGAAAATCAAAGAATCCATTCAAAAAGCAAAAATGGATCAATGCTTGATGAGAAGGAAAAAAGAAGTCTTGTCCATTCCAAATCCCGCCTAGGCCAATCGCGCAAAGCTTTTGCCAAAAGCTTCCATCGCACGAAAACAAAAATAAATGATCGAAGCTTTCTATAGTTATTAGCAATCGCCCGATCCTAAATTCTAAAATTTTTCCTTTCATGGTGAAAAAGAGGGCGGATTTCCGCCCGTACACATACATCTTGGAGAAAATCGCGAACCCCATAAGCATTAACAAGCCATAGCTATTACCCTCCTTCAACTTTCATTAACTTCGATTAGAATTGATTTAATCCCCCTCGGACTGGCATCCACAGGGAATTAAGGAAACAGGCGATCGCTTTCTTACTAGGGAATAGTCGCCTAGTTTCCCTGTACTTAACCTGTAGCGATTCGCTACAATTATTGTATAATGAAACTGGTAGTAAAAGTCAAGTTAGATTCTAAAGAAAATATCTTGAAGCAGATCAGACAAGCATTGGGGATAAGTCAAGAAGAATTCGCCAAGAGACTAGGAGTCAACCGAAGCTCAGTGGCCCGATGGGAAACTGGGTACACGAAAGAAGCTTCTTTTACTTTGCGGCAAATTAAAGCTTTGGAGAAAGAAATAGGTAAAATTGGGCTGAGGTTTGCCGATTTACCCGATGATTTGAATTAATTAAGATTTTCCTGTCCTTCTTGGCGATCCGTTTGCGGGTCGCTTTTTTGGGGTGGCGTTGGGGCAGCGTTGTCAGTGGCGTTGTCAGTGGCGTTGTCGGTGAAAAGGCTTGCTACATAAGGCTTTCAATCTATTTTTTTTTTTTATTATAAGAAAAGGGATTATACCGTTGTAAGCCACACCCCTTATACAGTGTGGCTTACAACGGTGACAACGGTAAACAACGCTGCTTTTGAAACCTTTTTCACGACTCGCCATTTTCGAGCAGATTTTCTAGCGGGGCGAATGCGATCGCCGATCCCTGGGAGCCGTTCCCGGGTAGCTTCCGTTTTTTCAGCTTGTCTATGGCGCGGGCTAAAGCCTGCTGTGCTTTGTACCGATAGGCTAGATCGAGATCGTCCACCCACACCTGCCCAGACCAAAACTGGATCGGTTCTCCGTCTGAGTCAGCGAGAAAGATTACCGATTCGCCGTTGTTAGGCGTTGTTGGTTGTTTTATTAGGGTGGTAAGTATTTCTATCTCAGTCTCAAGCTTTTTGATTCGCTCCTCAAGAGATTCGATGTTTGCGCCATAGTGATCGGCTTCTATGCCGATCTCTATGGCTTTGATGCGATCGACAAGTCGTCTCAATTGCCATTCTGTTGATGTTAGGTCTGTGTCTAGTGTCGGGTCGGGTTCCACATTATTAATATTGCTTGAAGTATTGCCACTCAAGATCGCCGATAGGACTCGCTTGGCCGTTAGGTTGAGTGATTCGCCGGGATTGCTGAGTTCTTGTAAAGCCTCAAGTTGTTGTGCGGTCAATGAAAATTGTACGGTCGCCATAAGTTTTAAGTGTAGGATAATATAGTATAATATATCATAAGATAATATAAATATACAATAATATATTTATATTATTTTTTGGCAAGAACCGCGCCTATGGCTGCATATAGCCCATGTAATTGTGAGGATATTTCTGGGATTTTCTTTTTGCCCCGATATTCAAAATAGTAATTACTAGGCAAAATTTGATAATTATTTATCGAAATTGTTCCCGATAAATATTCTATTGACATTTTAGAAGGATACTCATCATCTTCGTTAATTTCTGGGATGATGATAGTAGAATTCTCGAATCTATCTCGGAATGCCTTAAATATTTTTGAGTTAGGCTTTTTACTAAAATCTTCTTTATGCGATTGATTTTTTCTTTTGTTAGGCAATGCTTGAGATTGTTCCAAATTCTCGATTTTTGCTTCTAGCTTGAGTATTTGAAAAATAGCATCGCGTACTCTACGGCTGCCATAATTTGAGATACCTTCCGCAATATTCCATCTAAGAAATAATCTCAATTTTGCATTTAATTGAGATAGCCGTTTTTTAAGGGTAGATAGCTTCATCGATTTACTCCTAATTACTTGATAATCGCTGATAATTGATAAATGATAACTGATAACTGATTTTTACTGATCATCAAATTCAAGTAAAGACTCGCTATGAGAATCTAAAAGTAGAGATTCTTTGTTAAAAAATACCAAAGGGGCGTAGAACCACGAGTGAAATTCGGCAAACAGCCCATAATCGCTGCCGGTTTTGGTGTCCCGAAAATCACTCATACTTAATCGACACTTAAATCCTTGCTTTTTGTGGTACTCGTAAGCTTTTGAGAAAGCTTTTTCTTTAGTTCTATGCTGTGAGATTAATTCACCATCCCAATAAAATTCGATCATGCTTTTACTCCTAATTACTTGATAATTGATAACTGATAACTGATAACTGATACTGATAACTACGCTGGTATCTGGTACTTAATTGTTAAGCCTGTAGATTTCTCGAAACTGATCTTATCCATAGGGCTAAAGACAACAAAACCCCAACCGGTTGACGATTCTCTGATCCCTATTCCTATGCCCGGATAAGCATTTAGTAAATCTTTGGCTTGATTAATTGCAAGTTCCAAGGAACTGCATATCGAGATATTTGTATTTGTCATTGGTGTACTCCCTTGTGCTATACCTATAATATAATATATTATATTGTATATGTCAATGGGTTATATATTATATTATATTATATAACCATATAAGATATTATAATATATAGTGGGTTGACATACCCAGAATAATATAATATATTATATGTATAGGGCTAAGATATAAATACGTTATCTAGTTCACCCGTACCACGACAATCTAATAGGAGATCATCATGAACCCATTAGCACGCGATCCAGTAGTTCAAGGTTTCTTGTCTGTATTCAATCCTCAAGTGATTGATGGGATTTTCTACTTTTTCAATGAACTGGATAAATATGAGGCGAAGCAGCGCTATGACGATAATCGCCGGCGATTTCTTGAGCAGGCCTTACGGCTTTATGAGCAAGGGGAAATGTCGAAAGATCAGCTTAAAGTAGTAATCGATCTTTTGCCAGAAAAAACCATAGAGGTACAAGCTACCCCTATCCCTACCCCGGCTGCTTCTAAATCAGAGATCGACTTAGAATCACTTCTAAATAAGATCATGAATCAATAAAGTAGTTTAGCCGGCTAATATTAGCCGGCATTAGGAGGATTATCAGTAAATTAAATCATTAAAAATTAGGAGAGTGAAACCATGAATAAATTAGAAGAAAACCTTCGCCAATTCACCGGCACGGAAAAATATTATAGTAATTCCGTGTATCCTTTTCGATATACGGATGGAATAAAGTATCTGGCCGATCATGCTGGGGCTTATTGGCTTCTTGATGCGATCGCTTCA